ACGCCGGTGTGTTGCACTTGCGTGATGAGGTACTCGTGACCCTTTTGCGCGAAGCGTCTGCGTTCTTCGGTGTCGAGGTAGAAGTAGTTAGCCCAGACCTTGAGACCGGACGTAGTGAAGTAGGTCTCGAAGTCGCTCGCGAGATCGAAATCGAGGCGGACTTCGTGGTATTGCAAGGCAATGAGAGGAAGGGCCAAACCCGGGTTCGTGTTGAACGCGAAGATGAGGGGAAGATACACCTTAGAGGCGGCACCCGCGATACCGGTGGTCATCTTCGCCCAGTTTTGCTTGGCCGAGGCGTCCAAGTACAATTCGGCGTAGAGTCTCCACCACTTTTGGTAGATCTTGTCCAATCTTTGGCCGCCAACCGAGAGTTCGACGTCCTTGACGGCACGCTCGGCGACCCAGTTGCAGTCAGTGCCAGACGTCTCGGACGTCAAAGTCGCGACCGTGGTGAGTTCGAGGTACATCTCACCGACCAAGTCACCATTGCGGGCGACGGTCACAGAGACCCGGCCGTCGTTAGCGGCGGTACCGTTGACAGTTTGTTCGATAGTCTCTTGAGAAAAATTCGTGTGCCTCTTGTAGACAGCCTGGAAAAAAGTTACTTTTGGGTTGCCTGTAAGATAAACATCTTGAGCTCCGTACGCGACGAGTTGCATGAGACCTCCGGCCATTGTAGTGTTGTGTGTAATATTACGGGAGAAAATAATTCTCGGCCTGACGCACGCGATGTGGGTGGCGCGGAAAATTTGCCCTGGGACTTTCTCCACCTAGATCAGACCAGCGAACATGACCGACCTTGACCGAGAACTTGAACCCGATGTGGACGCGGAGGGCGTCGCCGATTACGAAGAAGAGGTCATCGACCTCACCACCCCCGAGCACGACCACGAAGAAGACATCTCGGTGTCGGGTTCTGAGTTGTGGGACGACGACGCTCTTTCCCTGGAAGACGACGCAGTGTACGATGACGTTTCCGCTCGGGTCGGTGATATCGCGGCGTGCCTCGTCGACGAGGACTCGGGTGAGACCGTGTGCACGGCCCTGTTGCGCATCGCTCACCAGTTGACCGTTCAAAATCGAATCATGATAAAAATGCTTTCAAAATTGAGCGAAGAATAATCTGCTTAGAGAATTAGTTCGAGCTCTCCCCAGAAGACATCACAATGACGACGTGTTTTGTAGACGGTGATCGTCACCGAGATGAAGCAGATCTAGAGCAGATCAGGGCCGCGTATCACGACGCGGACGCGGATTCTATTATGAAACACTGTCGCCTTCTGGAGATAAAGTGGAGACTCGTCGCGACTTCAAGGACACCGCGGCCGAATTCAGTCACAACTACTCGTTCAGTTGGGTTCGAACAACTTCTCGAACGCACGCCAAACGACGATGAAATCAGTTCAAGGAATTCGACCGCGCTCCTGATAGAGGCTGAGAAGGCGGTACACAAGGAAAACGAGCGGTTGTCGAGCATGTTACATCGAGCGAAGACGCTGGGAATCACGGGCAGGGTAGACGAAAGAACCGGTGGTAAATTATCGCTGCAGCAGCGGATCAATCGCCTGTACGAACAGGTCAACGGAGGATTCAAGAACATGCGCACACAATTGAGAATGATTGAACGTATAGAATGCCCCGCGCAGATGCCAACCCCTTTCGACACGGATCCGGACATGTTCGATGTCTCTTCTGAGCTTTATGCACCGGGAAAAATAGAAGAACTCTCGCCTTTTCAGCGAGCGATTTACTGCTGCCTGCACGAGGCGTACGAGAGATCGATGCGACGATACAGGGGTATGTGCTGCCGTGAGCGAATTGTAAATGGGCATCACACGCGCGCGTGGTATGCGGAGGAGGACATAAAAACATTCGTGTACAAGATGGCCGACAAGCAGTACAGACACGACATTTGGAAGGACCTCACGAGCAAGGGTAGTGGATTCAGGGACGTCATTAACCACATGGAAAATTGTATCGACCCACAGTTTCCAGAAATTCGAAAGTGTCGGAACATGTGGTCATTCAGGAACGGAGTTTTTCTGGGCAAAGTTCTAGACGACCTCAGGGGTGATTACACGTGTCGATTTCTACCGTACGAAAGCGACGCGTTCAAACGACTCGATCCTACGATGACGAGTTGCAAGTACTTTGACCAGGACTTCGAAGATTTTAGTGCGTCCGACGATTGGTGGGACATCCCCACGCCAAACTTTTCGCAAATTCTCGATTTCCAAAAGCTACCGGAAGATGTGCAGCGATGGGCGTTCGTATTAGGCGGGCGCTTGTGTTACGAGGTTGGAGAATTAGATGGGTTTCAAATCATTCCATTTTACAAGGGAATCGCGCGCAGTGGTAAGTCCACGGCCATCACTCACGTGTTCAAGCAATTCTTTGATAACGAAGACGTTAAAACTCTGAGCAACAATGTTGAAAAGAAATTTGGTCTGAGTTCCATTCACGACGGCCTGCTCTTTATCGCACCCGAGTGCCGTGCTTCGATGCAACTCGAACAGGCAGAGTTTCAGTCGATCGTGAGTGGAGAAGACGTCTCCATCGCTGTGAAGCACGAGAAAGCGAAATCCATCGTTTGGAAGACACCCGGCGTGATGGGCGGTAACGAAGTACCCGGGTGGAAAGATACAGGTGGGTCCATCATTCGTCGCCTGGTCACGTTCAATTTCATTCGCCAAGTCGTCGATGCGGATGCGCAACTGCCACAAAAGCTACACAAGGAAATACCTTACATCTTACAGAAGTGCGTTCGAGCCTACCTAGAGTATAGTCAAATCAAATACAAAAACGTCGGGAACATATGGGACGTCTTACCCTCCTATTTTATGGACGTGCGCCGGGAAATCGAAGAACAGGTCAGTCCACTCGACAAGTATCTCAACTCATCAGAGGTCATCGTCGATCCAGAAGTCATGTGTCCATCGTCGGTATTCCAAGACGCCTTCATGCAATTCGCAACGAAACGGTGCGGAGAGTCGAAGGTTAAGTTTTCCGTCGATTTCACAAGAGGGCCATTCAATTCGAGAGGTATCACGGTCGAAAAGCGTTCTCAAAGATGGGGCAGTGATAACGATATTTATGACGAAGACTTTTTCATTGGAGTCACGATCAAGGAGACGACGTCATTCTAAGGCGATGATGATGACGACGACGACGGCGGCCCCACCGAACATCAAGTTGGCGCACGCGGCCGCAAAGAAACCGCGACCTATCGTCGATCACCTCGCAAGAGATATCTACTCGGAGATGATTAGTGCGTACGGAGCGATGCAGTGGAGTTATGACATATCACGCTGCCTGGCGCGAAAAACAGCACTTAGAGATGCAAAAGAGATCGCCCGGTTTCTTAGAAAACTGAAGAGCGATGCCCGTTGGTCAAGGAGAGTGTGTAAAATTGACGGGGAGACGATACGCGCTGTCGTTCACGCCGTGCTGGAGCGAACGTCGCGCTTGCGGGAGACGACGCACTTGAGAGCGCTGTTTAGAGATTAGATGCATTGATGTGTAAAACAAAAAAATCAAATGAACAATCCATATTTTTTCGAAATGCTGCACGAAGACGGACCAATCAAAAGACACGCGATTGCATCGCGTGTTCGAATGCGACGGTTCAAAGAGGACGAAGACACTGAAAGTAGGGCAATCGAACTCGTCATCGATATCGCCAGAAAGTACCTGGCGCTATCGGGAACGGAAACGTGTAAACTCGAGAGGGAATTCTTAGCTTCGAATGAAAACTACGGCGACGACGGAGACCTCATAATGCACGTCATCGACAATTACGAAAGAATTGAACACAGAAGAATTAAACTGATGTTTTATTACGCTTTTAATTTGTTAGCCATGAGTAACGCGTTCCCGTGAGTGATGAATGTGGAAATAGAATTCGAGGGACATTATCCACCGAACATCAAACACACGAGAGACTTGTGGATGCACATGATTGAACACGGACATTTACATGCGATGCGCGAAGGCATAACATCGGGGCGGGCGAACTCGGAATGTTGGTGTGAAGAATCGTGTGCACTCGCGGCACGAATGGGCGACGTTGAAACGCTCGTTTTCCTTCGGGAAACGTGCGAGTGCCCGTGGGATGCAAACGCGACGTACAACGCCCTGATTTACGGGAACCTGGATGCCCTCATTTATCTAATCATGAGCGGCGATTGCCCGATCGATTTCACGCACAGAGACATTCGAGATTTCGTTCGACGCGAAAGCCTTCGCATGTATGAATACGGAGACTTAGACTTACTGAATGTGCGACACGTCGTCGAACTTGCGGAGAACGCCCTCACATTAGAAAGATAAACAAAACCCGCACCCACACCGAGCGCGACTGAAAACAAGCGCGCATGCCTTGCACCAAACATCACTGGGACCGTCAAGATACCATCTTCCATGTCAGCGTCCACGTCGGGTATGTCCGCGGCGTTCGATACGGCTGTGGTTAAGAGTGCCATGGATAGCACATCAGACGAAGACACGTCCGATCCCACGATCAAGTGAGGGACGACACACGTCGCGCAGCTCCAAAGCGACCCGACGTAGAATGGTTTCGCACAGGGAAGGTGGCGCTTGATTGGGCCATACAACTGGAGACAGGCACTCTCCGCGAGCGCCCACTCGGGCAGCCCGTGTGCGTCCAGCAGGGCGACAGCCAGGGCGAGCGCCAGAATGAGCGATTCGGGTGAATCGTCCGACTTTCCGTCGAGGTACCGATCGGCACCGTATGCCCATCGCGCGCTCAAAAATATCCAGGTGAGTGGAGCGAGCTGCACGGGTGCACCCGTCGCGAGTGCGAGCGCGCACATCACGAGACCGACATCCAACCCCTTCGCGCACATCATTATATCTATCTATTCGAAAGACATTTAAATTCAGCCTTAGAGGAATCCATTGACATGTAATCAGAACAGACGAAAATGTCTCAAACAGAAACAGGTGTCATCACGGCGCAGGAATTCGACCCAACCAAGGTCGAATTCTCAAAATTGAGAAAGAACAAGAATGGCGGCAAAGCTGTGTACATCAACACGACACAGATCGCAAAGGGAAAGAAGTTCTATCTCCAACTACCTTTCATGCGTTCACCGTACGGTATGAGCGCGTTCACGGACGAGGTCTCAGGGCGGACGAGTTACTCTCTCGATTTAAGTTTCGATGCCGATAACGAAGAAGCCACTGAACTTCGGAGGAAGCTCGAGCAGTTTGACGACATGATTGTCGAAGCAGTCGCTAAAAACTCCATCGAATGGCTCGGCAAGGAGTTTTCGACCGATGTTTTACGCCAGGCACTTTACAAGCCCGTCGTCCGCCAGGGTAAAGATGATTACCCAGCGACCATCAAGCTGAAAATCATGTGCAACCAGGACGGGAGCTTTGGCCCGTCGTGTTTCACGATGAAGCGCGAAAAGTTTCCGTTGGATCAAATCGAGAAAGGTCAGCGCGTAGTTGCCATTTGCGAAGTGAACCAAGTCTGGTTCATTGATCAAAAATTTGGCGTGACCATTCGACTCACGCAGTGTCTGTGCGAACGTTCCGAGCGACTCCCGGAGTTCGCATTTAAGGGCATCAGCTTACCGGAACCAGACGAAGACGAAATGGAGTCCACCGCCTCGTCTCCTGACGAAGGTGAAGTGGATGAATAAATTTCTCAACTTTTAATAAAATATGAACAAGTCCATCATCGTCGCCATCATTCTCATCGCGATCAATCTGTACATTCTTCACTCGTGCGGTAAGCCGGCGGAAAAGAAAGCTGCCAAGGCACACGATGCCCCCAAGTGGAAGGTCTATGGCACGATGCAGTGTGGATGGACCCGCAAGCAGCTCGATTTCATGAAAGAAAAGGGTATTGCGCATGAATTCATCGATTGCTCGAAGCAGGAGTGTGAATTCAATGCATTCCCGACGCTATTCACGCCATCCGGGGAAAAGCGCGTGGGATACACCGAAGACATGTAATCGACGATATCAACCTTAGAGAAATACACTGACATGTAATCAAAACGAGTACCGATGCCACCTTAGCACCATGGAAAAAACTTTCATGTACGCGTGGACTGTCGAGCACTGGTCAGTGCACGATGGCATCTACGTGAAGATTGGTAGGACCGATGACCTCGTCCGTCGTAAAAACAATGCGCAAACGTATCACGCGACGCCACTGCAATTGATATCGACCATCGAGTACCCAAAGTGCAAAAAACATGAGTGGGATCACAAACTTAAAAACCACCTAGTGACGCAAAAAGTCACCCTCGGTGGTGGAACGGAGATATTCAAATTTGCGTCGCGCGATGATGTGGTAAAATTATTCGAAACGCTGTGTCTGTGGTCATCGGACGATACAAGAAACATCCCGGTCGACGCCTTTGACGATACATGGAAACTTCCAGACGACGACGAGACTGAATCAATAGCCGAGACCGAGGTTCCGAGTCTGAGTGACGATGAATGCGACGGGGTTGATTATGATTTGAAGAACGTTCCCTCTCTCATGAAGAAGTTTGGCATCAACAAAGTGTGGAAGAGCAACCACGTACTTGCGGTGGAGCACGCACGCGACTTCGGTGGGATACGCGGCATGGGTGGGAAGATTATGTACGGTGGTTCAGACGAACTTCGGGGGGTGCGCCTCGACCCAACGTCGAGAGAGTCATGCCAACTGTATCTCCATGTACGGAAGAGATACTACGACAATCGAGATACGTACGGGTGTGGCTACTTAAATACGGCCCTGACCACAATCATTAAGATTCACGACTCGCTTTGTAAAAAATAAAACCTATTTAGAGAAATCCACTGACTTGTAATCAAAGATGCCACCTTACACACGCCTTCAGAAGAAGATCGATGACTCTAAGGCGTCGGAGGCCAATTCGTTTTTGATGGATGCCGCTCGACATGGAGATGTTGCATCTGCGGATGCAACAATTTTCTACGGCGTGGACCTCGAATGCAGAGACGAGGGGGGCGACGGCGACACGCCCCTCATGATAGCGTCGGATAACGGCCACCTTGACATCGTAAAACTTCTTGTGGAACGCGGCGCGGACGTGAACGCGCGCGATTTTTGCGGTGACACTGCGCTCGCATATGCAGCCAGAAAGGACCATAACAAAATCGTGAAATATTTGATCGAGGCAGGCGCAGACGCACAGACCCAAAACAAGTACAAGTTCACGCCACTAGACTACGCCGTGCGGACGCTCAACCTCGAATCTCAAAAGTACTTGATTCGCGCAGGTGGCGAGCGCGGTGTGCGCTTGAGCACACATTGTGAGCTAGAAAGTTTGAGTGAGCTCGCCCCATCGTTCTGTTGAATTCACAAATCTTTGTAATTCATAATACTATTCGTGAACCGAACCGTCGCGGGTCACGAATCGTAATCATTTAATTTTTCGTGTACTAATTGAATTGACCTTAGTCGCACGCACCACGAACGACGGCGAGGGAGAGGGAAAGCAGAATGGCATCGGAGATCGTCTTCACTTCCCGGAGAGCGGACACGTGCTTGACGAGACCACGGTTCCAGAGGTATCTGAGAATGATGGCACTGATCAAGATGCTGAGAATGAAAAGGGCGACTTCCCTGGCGATTTCAGACTTGGTTTCGGCACTCTGAATGCGGTGAAGAAGCATGTTTTCTGTATGCTCAGATTATTTTTACCAGTCTCGCCCGGTCCTGATACCCTTGTTCTTGACGCAAAAAGCACAGCAAAATTTCGAGTAGTCGAGTCCTGGGTACTTTCTCGATGCACGTCGGGGGTCTTTGATCACTCGCCCGCGCGCGTCGCGCAACAGGGGACCCGTCGCCCACCCTCTTTTGTGCGCCCATCCATTGACTCTCATTCGAACGTTTTTTCCCACCTTCAATCGCCCGGTTTTCGGGTCTCTGCCTTTACATTTCAGAATGGCAACGCGGACGCGCGTGACCGGGATCTCAAAGAACCTCGCGATGGAAGCCGCAGTGTCCCCGCGCTTGATCTTGAATTCAACTTCGCCGTGCTGTTTGTAAAAGTGGAAGTCTCTGCCAGGTGCGACGACCATCATCGTCTTGTAGTGCGTCTTGGCACATTTCTTCTCCGGGTGTACTTTGTAAACTTTACCAGGGTTATCAGCGAGCACTCGTTTGGAGAGATCCTTACATTTGAGGGATCCCCGCCTGAGTCCGTTGTTTGAGGATCTATCACCCGGAGACGACTTCAGCGCACGGTATCCTTCGTAATCCGAGAAAGCGTACGCGTAGCAGTTGTTGTTACCGACCCCGCGTCTGCTTCCCCACAAACGATGTGTGAAGCGCCTTTCACCACCAGAGAGTGGAAGTTTCTTGGGTGGCATGAATCTCTACAATACACTGAGAAACATTTTCACTCACGCTTCGCTTTCTAGCACTACTGCACTCAGTTCGTCGAGGTCGATGCCTAGATCAGTGAGAAGCGAGTCCAGGTCGGAATCATCTCGTGCGGGGATCTCGATGTCGAAACAGTCGAAAACACTGAAGATCTGCGACTCACCTAAGGTGAGGGTGTTGGAAGTCGCGTTGAACTGATTTTCAATCGTCAAAATCACTCTAAACTTAGAGACATCGAATACTTTGCGACACATTGGACACGTGTGATGCCCCTGTGCCTTCCATTTCTCTATACAGTCCCTGTGAAATATATGCCCACACCGAATCGGCGGGTTGTGTCTAGTGGATCGCACGGGATTCAGGCATATACTGCAGCTGTGCTCCATCTATCCTGTGTTAACACACAGGTAAATGTTTTGCTATTAAGACGCGATGTTATCAACGACGACCCGTGAAGGTTTCGCGAACGGCGGGCTGTAATTCGTTAATTTTAGAGAGTGCCGCGGGACCAGCCTGCTGGAGGTACCGTCGAAGGCTGTAGTTGTCTTCGGGTTCAATCTTGTGCTGGGACATGATGAACGAGTCGACGAGCTTAGAAGAATTTTGGATCGTGTATCCACGCCCATCGGCCATGCCTTGACGAGTGCTCATTTGTTATTACATGCGTTAGAATTTAATTCCACGCGGTCATCCCACGACCCCGGAGCTCAGCGCACAGGGAATCGACGTCGTATCCCATGAACGTATCACGCGTCGGTGTACTGGCAGGTGGACCCAGGACGTCATCACCAGCCGCCGAAATGGCCTCGTTTATCATGACATACCCGGCTGCGAGATCTCGGAGTGTTCTCGAACCTGCTATAATTGACTTGCCACTACCAAATATAGATACCGTCACCTCTTTTTCATCCTCATGCTGCAGAGAGAATTTCACACTCAGGGCCGCGTACACGTCCGGTGCAAAATGCGGTCTGAATGTGTTTTCTCTATATACTCTCAAATGCGATTCGAGCTTTTTCAAATCAACTCCGTGACCAATGTTAAAATTAGCGTTGATCATTAATATTTTACAGTCCACTGGCTGTTTTATCGGGACCTTCACGAGCTCATGTTTGTTAAGTATGTTTTCAGCGATCTGCGTGGAGATCAATTCACAATCAAAAAGATCTCGAGCACCTGTGACGTGTACGGTGCCTTTCTCGAAGACCTTCACGGATTTACCCTTCTTCGACGCACCGTCGTCGAGGCGGAGCGACACCTGATTCCTAAACTTAGAGTCTGTCATTCGCCACTTGAACCTAGGATCCCCCCGTCCGTGAGTCGCGGGACGCATGTTCAGTGTCCCGTTTCCCGCGAAAACTCGCTGGAGTTTCTCGTTGTCTATGGGTTGACCGGCGTTGAGCTGAAACGTGATCGTCGTGATGTGTGGACACGATGGACGCGAGCACTCTGGTACACTACGACGAAAGTCGTCGACGGTGAGTATGAAGCGGAAGCTCTGAAGTTGCGCCCACGAGAGCGGCATGCTCACCGACTGAGACGGTGCACGACGAAAAGTGTCGCGACCATCATGCCAGTGATAAAGACATACTTGTCAAAAGCCTTGATATTTTTCAGCACTTTTTCATCGAGATTTCTGTATTTCTCTTTGTACGGCGGCGGTTTAAATGGTAAATAGATCCAGCGCCCGAACGGGAATACCGTTGGATTCATTCTGAATTTACAATCCAAAAGGTAATCGTACCATGCCATGATCAAGTAAGGAAGGTAGAGCGTGACCACCAGCCAGTACTTGTTCTTCGTGGGTATCTTCCAGATGACCACGGACGCGATGAGCGCGATCGCGAGGTTGAGTGACATGGAATTATGCGCGCACTCATATGTCCCGTTGTACCAGTGAACGAGAAGTGCGTTCACGATAAAAAACTCACGCGGGCGATTGCGCGGGAAAAGCCAATACGCGAGAGCGACGTAAAAACTAAACACGACGCACTTTATGTTTAAGTAGTCCTGGGGCCACCTGTGATGCATCTACTATGGACAGTGATTATATTTCTCATTTACCGAGCGTGCGAAAAAAGCGCGGGAAAAAAGAGTGGTATTTACTTTTTGCGGCGCGACATCAGGCTGACGGCGGCGAAAAACAATAACGCGAACCCCACGTAAGCGACGCGTGTGCGAGTCACGGTGACACCGGGAACAGGACGGGCATCGACGACGCCCGACCGAGGAGCTTGTAAAATCTCCTCGTCGATGTTTCGGCGCGGGTGCAGGGGTCTGACGACGCGTAGGGTCTGCACGTCACACGGAACGCCGATGCGAAGGTCCGAACCACCCACGCCGTATTGACAAGCCGGGCTCACCTCTGGCTCCGGGACTTCGTATCCACCGGTGCCGCGATGGGGTTGCGCGAAAGATTCGTACTCAAACTCCGCGCGACGCGCACCTGGGGGTGTGTCGACAAACGGGTTATGTCTGTTGATGCTATTTTTATCCGAGACCATGTAGACGGACGACATCGCCTTTATTTTATCTCACATTTTTTTCTACAGAAAGTCTCCGCTCTTTGGGATTTTCTTACCGGCGGTGGACGTGTTTACGGAACGGTCCAACGGGACCATCGGCCCTGAAATGGACTCGCGATAGGCCAAATACTGAGCGACACCCGTCTTGATTTGACCAGAAGCCGCGGAAATGACGCGTTCGTTCATGGCGCGCACTTGTTGTCGAACGTTGGAAAAGTGGTCACCGGCGTTGTTGATGAAAACGACGCGCATGATAGCGACGAGGTCCGAGTTCGCCTGGTAATCAATGGCCAGACCCGTCTTGTTTTTGAAGTCCTCGCGAATGGCTCGCTGAAGAATGTTGATGTTGAATTCACTGAAGAATAAATTGTTCAATGGAGTCTCCGTCTGCTTGAGCGAAGAAATGATCATCCTAATATGGACGGCGAAAAAAATATTCTCATCTCGTAGTAAGTAATGATGGACTTTGACGAGTATTACAGGGAAGGACGCAAACCTGCCGAGCCACCGGCCCCACTCTTCGCGGGCTCGTACCCAGCCGTAGCAAAGCAGGGTCAACAGGGAATCTTTCACAACGATAGCAGGTACCTCGGGACTCCCAGGGGCGAGATGACCAATCGCGGTGCGACCACCGTGCGCAGTGCGGACTTCGCGCAACTCCCCCGAGAACAATAAGTACACAAAGTATTCACGTCAAAAACATTTGATTTCGTTTTTGCCGCGAAAATGCCTTAGAAGAATATCCTCAAGTCTATACAGGAAACCATAAAAAGAAAAACATGCGAGTCACCAAGCGTTCAGGAAAGACAGAAGAAATGAAGTTCGACAAGGTCACGAGACGGATCTCGAACCTGAGCAATGGACTGTCCCAGGCTGTCGACTGTTCGCGTGTCGCTCAGCAGGTTTGCTCGCAAATGTACGACGGAATCCACTCGCACGAGATCGATACACTCTCCGCCGAAGTGTGCGTCGGGCTCATCACCGAGGACCCAGATTACGAGGTACTCGCGACACGAATCGTCGCATCTAATCTGCAGAAGATCTGCCCTGGGACGTTTCTTGCCGCGATGCGTAAGCTGCGCACTGCGGGCGTCGTCACGGACGAAGTCGTGGACGTGGCCACCCAGGTAAAAGACGCAATCGTCCCCGAACGAGATTTTGATTTCGGCTACTTTGGCCTAAAGACGCTTGAGAAAGGTTATCTTCAACGCGTGGATGGCCAGGTCGTCGAGACGCCGCAATATCTCTTTATGCGTGTGGCGATCGGTATTCACGGAACCGATCTCCCAAGCGTCCATGAAACATATTATCACCTATCAAAGGGTCTCTTCACGCACGCGACACCGACGTTGTTCAACTCTGGTACACATCGGCCACAGATGAGCAGTTGTTTCGTCGCCGGTACACCTGTGTTTACCACGAACCGCGGTGTCGTTCCTATTGAAGACGTGTGTGTCGGTGACAGTGTCGTGACGCATACAGGATCAATCCAACCTGTGTTGCAGACACATAAAAATCATCTCGGTGAACGAACCTTGTATGACATAAAAGTATACAAAACCCCCTCGTTGCAGGTGACCGGAAATCATCGATTTTGGTCTATCACGAAGGAACAACTCGGGTGGAAAGAAGGACCGCAGTGGAACAGCATCGAACATCTTCGAGTAGGGGATTGGATATCGATTCCAAAATCAGATGCAAGCACCGTTCACGAAATGATTGACATGTACGAGATTCTCAAAGATGCCAAGTCACATGAAGAGTGGACGTATCACTTTGAATTTGAAGGATCCAAAATGCGAAGGAACACCCATTTCACAAGTGACTATCGACCGAACGGCGTTACGATAAAGGGCGAGTGGTTTGAACGTTACGTCAAAGTTGACACGGATTTTGCATGGTTTCTCGGCGCGTGGTACGGGGATGGTTGCATTCAGACTGGACGAAGTACATACAAGTCACGAACTTACCGGGGCATCGCGTTCGCACAAAACCCAAACAATACTGGATTCGTCGACGAAATCATGAGAATTGGTCAGAAATACCTTGGAGTCCACGGGTGCATTTCCAATTCAAACTCTCGCAATTGTCTATCGATTTCTTTTTCCAACTCTGCCATTGGACATGCATTTGCAATTCTGTTTGGAATGTATTCGAGTGGCAAGTTCTTGCCGACATTCATGTACTCGTGGAGCCGGGATATGGTCTGTGCACTCATGGGCGGACTCGTAAGCAGCGATGGGTGTTGCAGCCTGAACGGTGGAATTGCTTTGCAGTTGACGAACCAACCACTCATTGAATCTCTGTTTCACCTCACGCGTTCCGTCGGTTTGGACACATCGATGACCAAGATGCATAAACCATACAGAGAAAGATTTCAAGCCATTGGACGTATGCAAATTCCGTGGATTCCTGAAATCATGAGGTGGGTCAAAAAGCATTACGCTGATGATAGACTTGATAAAACGGAACGGGCGAATACCACTGTCGAGATTGATGGGCACATTTTTCTTCGAATCGATTCTAAAACAAAAATTCAAGACGAACTTCCACAATTTGTTTACACACTGGGAGTGAAAGACGATCATTCGTATTCAGTCATGGGATTAATTGCGGAAAACTGTTTTCTCATCGCAAACAAAGGCGACAGCATCGACGGCATCTATGGGACAATCACGGAAGCCGCACAAATCTCGAAGTGGGCGGGTGGAATCGGTGTGCATATTTCGGACGTGCGCGCCAAGGGGTCACACATCAAGGGGACAAACGGAACTTCCGACGGGATCATCCCGATGCTAAGGGTGTACAATGCCACGGCTCGGTATGTCAATCAAGCGGGGAAGCGCAAGGGATCAATCGCGGTGTATCTCGAGCCATGGCACGCCGACGTATTGGATTTTCTTGAACTTCGATTAAATCAAGGTGACGAGGAGGCGCGGTGCCGTGACTTGTTCCTGGCACTGTGGATCCCGGACCTATTCATGCAGCGAGTGGAGGAAGGTGGTGATTGGTCTCTGATGTGCCCGTCGGAATGCCCGGGCCTCACCGACGTATACGGATTCGAATTCAATGAATTATATACTCGATACGAATCCGAGGGGCGCGCCAAGAAGACAATTCCCGCGGCAGATATCTGGAAGGCGATCGTTAAATCTCAAGTGGAGACCGGCAATCCATACATGCTCTACAAAGACAGCATCAATCGTAAGAATGGACAAAAGAACTTGGGCGTCATCAAGAGCTCAAACTTGTGCGTTGCGCCCGAGACCAAATTATTGACGCGCGACGGGTACCAGACCATTTCCGAACTGAAGGATCGCGACGTGGACGTGTGGAACGGTGAAGAGTGGTCACCGACGGTGGTTCGTCAGACGGGTGTCGATCAAAAGCTTTTGACTGTGACGACCTCGCTCGGGTTCTCGCTTCGGTGCACACCGTATCACAAGTTTTATGTTCTTTCCGGCTCACACGAACGCAAGCCATTCGAATGCAAGGACGCCGTCGTCGTCGAGGCCAAGGATCTCAAACCTGGCATGTGCCTCATCAAACATGAGTTACCGCTGGTGGAAACGAGCGACCGAGAAATGAAGTACGCGTACACACACGGCTTCTTTTGTGCCGATGGTACAACGGTGCGAATCGCGGGCCCATCAAACCGCAGTGCAACCCACTACCAGCGCATAGTCTCCGTGGAGGATTTGGGTGAGTCCGCGGATACGTTTTGTCTTACCGAACATAAGCGACACATGTGCATGTTCAACGGTATCTTAACATCGCAATGCAGTGAGATTGTGGAGTACACCGACCCTGACGAGACCGCCGTGTGCAACTTAGCGTCAATCGCATTACCAAAATACGTTCAAGATGGAAAATTCGATTACCGGCGGTTGCACAACGTTACCAAAATTGTCACGAAAAACCTGAACAGAGTCATCGATAGGAACTTTTACCCAACGGAACCCGCGCGGAAGTCAAACATGAGACACAGGCCAATTGGCATCGGTGTCCAGGGACTCGCGGACACCTTTCTTCTCTGCAATTTGGCCTTTGACAGTGAAGAGGCGCGCACCATGAATGCGCACATCTTTGAAACGATTTACCACGCGGCACTCGAGGCATCGCACGAACTCGCACTCGTCGATGGATCGTATGAATCGTTTACCGGGTCGCCCGCGTCCGTGGGCATCCTTCAGTTCGACATGTGGCCGACGCCGGCAAAGTTTTCGAGGCGATATGACTGGGATAAAATGAAGCGAAGGATCCAGGAAGGTGGTCTGCGCAACTCACTTCTCGTAGCACCCATGCCGACTGCGTCCACGGCACAAATCCTTGGAAACAACGAGGCGTTTGAGCCGTATACGTCACACATTTACCTCCGTCGAACGCTTGCCGGTGAATTCGTGATAGTGAATAAACACCTCGTCAAGGAGTTACAGTCTATGAATCTGTGGAACCAACACACCAAGGACATCATCGTACGCGCGGGTGGGTCGATCCAGAATATCAAGGAACTTCCCGAAGAGATGAAGAACAAATATAAAACGGTCTGGGAGCTGTCTCAAAAGGTGATCATTGATATGGCGGCCGATAGAGGCCACTTCATTGACCAGTCGCAATCCATGAATTTGTTTGTTGAGTCACCAACCCTGGCGAAATTAAGTTCCATGCACATGTACGCGTGGAAATCGTCACTCAAAACAGGTATGTACTATCTGCGCAGTAAGGCCAAATCCCGCCCGATTCAGTTCTCATTAGAACCCGAATGCGAAGCGTGTGGAGCTTAGAGAATCGGTTGTAATTGAAACAAAGAAACCATGACCACGCTCAAGATCACCGAAGCCGCCAGCCAAATCTCGTTCAAGGAATATGCAAACAAGAAGATCGTCGTGACGAACGCGGATGAAGAGCTGTTTAAAATCGCGTGCCCGAGACTCTATATGCCGTTCGGGATGTCTTGCTTTGAATCACAATTCGGCGGCCCGCCCAAATACACCCTCGACTTCGCATTGACGGGGCACGACGAAGAAGGCTCGTTCGTGAAGAAGTTCTTCGAGGAATTCAGGCGCATCGAAGATCGCATATGCGATGAAGTGGCGAGTCAGAGCATCGCCATCTTCGGTGACGTGAAAACACCGAGCGAGATCCGCGATATGTTCACGTCTGCCATTCGCGACGAGAATGCCGGTTGGGCACCGAAACTTAAGGCGAAAATCGATGTCACAAGCGACGGCGACGTCTTTAAGACACCGATTTACGACGAGAATCAAGTACCGCTTCAAGACTGCCCACGCAAGGGCCTGTATGCGAAACACTCGGGGCGCTCGACACTCGAGTTGACGTCGATTTGGTTCTACGACGGTAAAATCGGCGCGCTCTGGAAAGTCAATCAATTGGTCGTCTACGCACCAAGCGAGTCGAAATTACCAGAATTCGCGTTCAGGAACATTTAGTAGTCATTCAGGGCGCCGTGTCGATCACGGCGCGCTGAAATGAGGGTTAGCGCGCGTTTTTAACATAAACTATCCATGTGTAAATCTCTTGTGCCTTTTTCAGCAGCTTACCACGCACGATGACTTGACGCGCGGGGTCCATGTCGAGTTCCTTTTTGGCGAGCTCCACAGCTTTGAGCCAGGCCTGCATGCTTGCAATACACCGAGATTATTTATTTCTTCGCCGCGAGTCGAGCACTGCGTCTGGTCGGAACCTTCGAACACACGGTGACGACCTTTTTCTTGCACACGGTCGCGCTCGCGTTACCGCCGTTCATGATTTCGTTCATGCGCTTTTTGATAGCCTTGTACTTTACGGTACCAACTTTGGGGATCTTTTGGAATTCACCCTTCTTGAATCCCATGATTTCCTTCATGGCTTGAGACCAGGCCTTGACAGCCGGGATCTTCTGGAGCCGCTTGCCATGAGCGCACTTCTTGGCTGAGATGACACCCCTCGGGTGCTTCGCGGTCTTACGCATCAATTGTTTGTTTTTACACGGGGCTGACATTGTTGTTGTACTGTTACAAGAGAAATTAATTAATCACTAAAGTAATCGTCCTCATCTGAATCGACCACAACGTCACACGGTGGTTTCGGTTTCAGCGGCCGACGCACGCGGACCTTGGGCTCGGGAATCCTTGCCTCGAGCTCATCCATGTGTCGACGGTAATACTCAACTTGGTCCCAAAATTCTCGGAACACGGGAAGAGATTTTTCCATCCACTCACGATCCCTCGGTACGTAACACACTGTGAATTGCGGGGGTGCCGGCCAGGTGATCTCGGACGGCTTGTACTGGACGAAGTACCCATCGTCGAGGTCGAGGATGTCCATGCAAAGTTGAAGCTGAGGCATGTAGTGCTCGGGCACGGTCTGACCGTCGCCGATGTCACGCATGAGTGGACACTTGATCTCCACTAGTGAATTTGAGATTTCCGTCACACCGTCCGGAGAACCACCCAGAAATTTGTGCACCGGGTGCTGCACGACACCGAATTCGTACACTTTACCAACTTCTGGGTACTTGCTCTCGAAGATTTCCCGCGCTTCATCTTCGTATTTCTCTCCGTGTTTCGTCGCCTCGTTGCCCGTGAATTTCTCACCGAGGCCGCACTTTTTCAGTAACAAATCGAATGGTTTCTGGTATTTGTTACACCCGAGCGCCGTCGCGGCATCACTCGCCGTGAGCATCCCATGGCGAAGATCGAGCCACGCTTGAGATTTTTGAGGAGGCGCATTTTTATCCAGTTCGATGAGTCTCGCGACGTTGGGGTGCATTGTGTGTACTACATTTGTGATCGAGTCTACTTCCTAAATAGCTTCGGGTTATCGAGAATGAATTTTATATCACCCGCGAGGCGGTCACGTATCGCACGGATTCGGCGAATGTCTCGAATCATGCGAAGACGGTGAAGGAGCTGGCTGCGTGTCCATCCACCTTGTTGGTGCGCCCTAAGCAGCGCAGACCGACGGCGAGTGTGGGAAAGAGTGGAAACCGACGTCGGGTTTGGTCCGGTCGCCGGTCCACCGTAGCCGAAATGAGACAATGGGCGCTTATCTATCTTATCCTGGCGCGCACGCGCCCTGCGTATTCTGCATACGCGCTTCGTCGGACACGGGGGTTTAGTGCTCATCACTTAACTTCTACGCAGATAAGATTCCGGCGGTGGCGGCCCGGGTGGTAGCGGAGGGAGTGGTGGCGGTGGCGGGGGAGGAGGCGGTGGCGGAGGGGGCGGTCGTGGGGGAGGTCCGGGTGGAGGATGGAAAAATGCGCGCGCCGCGAGCTGCTCGGCTTGTTTCTTCGATCGCGCGCTTCCCCGACCCATGAAATTCCCTTGAACGTACGCGTCGACGACGAACACGCCGTCGAAGTGTGACGTGACCCTGTAGTCCGGAAGGTCGACCGCGTTCGCCTGACAGTACCGCATGAGTCGATCCTTGAAGTTATCGTCGACATCTAAAACGGCCATGTCTACGATGTTCGGGTCGTTGTAAACCCGAAGAATAAACTCCTTCGCGTGTATGAGACCCAGGTCGCAGTAAATGGCGCCGACTAAACTCTCAAAAGCGTCTTCTAACATGGCCTTGTTTTCCACCCAACCATTGCGCATGCCTTTTTCGTCCATGATTATGAATTCATGTAGCCCGAGTTTCCTAGCGATCCCGGCGAGCATTTCGCCTCGCACGAGCTTTGTCCTAGCCTTCGTGAGAAAACCTTCCTGGCGATCCTCGAATTTATCAAACAGAAACTTAGTTATGACGAATCCTAAGACGCTATCACCGATGAATTCGAGTGTCTCGTAAGACTCTGTGAGTTCGTCAGGGTATTCTTTCAGGGCTGATTTATGGGTGAACGCTCTTTGGTACAAACTCGGGTCGCCGATCTTTGTACCAAGGAGACTCTCGATGTCCTGGCGGGTTATGAAGCGTATCATCGATACTTTGTCATTACACGATTTATTTTCTTAAGGTCGTTTGATTCACTTCTTGGATGGGTAGTGTTTGCTGAGGTACTTTTGAAGGTTCAAAAATGTAACCTCAACGCCGTCATCCGGTTGAAGAAGTTCACGAAGGACGTCGTCCATATTGATCTTGCGACCGTTTTCGACATCCTTCAGGCCGTTCGTCTTGATGTAATCGTTGACGAATTTAGTGACCTCGGATCTCGAGGCAGTCGAGCCTTGCGGAAGGTTCATGAATTTGAGAAGCTCAGGGGAAATTTCTTGTTGACGGTTGAAACCATTGTTCGCCGCGCGTTGCTTTCGGATTTCCCCTGTCGGGTCCTCGATGTGCGATTTGATCTTTCGGCAAATCTTTGCGAGTGACTTGACTTCGCCGCGAAGGCCCTTGATGTCGTTGGTGAGTTCTTCGATCGTGCTCATGCTTGTGTGTTTCCTGGGTATTGGTCATTGCTTTTCTCTAAGGCATCTTTCAAAAAGTATTATTAGAGAAGAGCCGTGACATCGTGGTAAGAAAACCAACAACATGCTGTACAGCACGCAACCGACTCAATCCGAAGATGGCACGTACTTCGTCAAGGCGACGACCAACGAGAAGCGCAAGAAATTCGTACAGATCAACAAGGCAATCGTCGTCGACGAATCTGATTCCGTCAGTGACGTCTCTCTGCAATTGCACGTGTCAGGCCTCGACAAAGTCTACGACGTCGATGCAGAAAACATTCAGGCGGCGATCGATAACTCCATCGGTTGGTTCGGTCAGCAAATGACGGAAGCGCAAATCAAACGCGCGTACCAGCCGAGCGCACCCGATGGCATTCTCGGGTGTGATACCATCCCGGCGACCAAAATTTTCAACTCGGAAATGGAGGTCACGGACAACAACTCTCTCACTGATGGCTCCAAGTGCAAAGTCATCGTCGAATTCAGTGGACTCTGGTTCGCGAAGAAGACATTCGGCCCGATCTGGAACCTCGTACAGGTCAAACTCTTCGCCGCACCGATCATCGACGATTACCCGGATGCGTACGCCTTCGAGGACACGGAAGACGAGGAGGAAGAAGCCCCAGCCCAGGAAGACCAGGGCGATGATGTGCTCGAAGAAGCCGAGCCGACGGAACTGGCGTGAAATAAAAATATGATTTAATACCATATACAAAACATGTTCAAGAGACTCATGTCCAAGAAGACCCTCCTAATCGTCATCGTACTCGCCGTAGCCTATGGTGCCTACATGATGCACGTCGGACAGAAGAAGTCGATGTTCGAGGAACAGGTGGAAGAGCCGACCGTCGTCGCCGAGCCGATGAAGGAGAACAACATGCGCGAGGGCACGGGCCTGGCGAGCGCTTTACTCCCGAAAGAAGTCGCCAAGGGAGATTTCGGTGAGTTTGCCCCGTCCGAAATGCTCGCGGGGCAAAACTTTTTGGACCCGCGACAACAGATCGGTTTCCCGGAGACCATCGGTGGCGCTCTCCGCAACGCGAACCAACAGGTGAGATCCGAACCGCCAGCACCAAAGCAATCCTACACCTGGAATAACTCCACGATCACCGCCGCGGATCAAAGGCGCGCTCTTGAATAGAAACTTAAAACTAGCAGTACAATAGCCAATACATATGTCCGAAGAACTCTCCATGACCGTAAACCGTCTCGTCGAACTGACCAAACAGATCGCCGAGGCCAAGAAGGATATTAAGATTTTGACGCAGGCGGAGAAAGCGCTCCGCGCCCAGGTGCAGGGCTCGATGGAAAAGAGCGGAATCGACGTAATCAATTTGAAAAAGGGTAAAATCAACCTGAAAAAGTCCAAGCGAAAATCGGGTTTCACGAAAGTCACTGTACGCGAAGGACTCACCAAATATTTCAATGGTGACGAACGGTCAATCGAAGGAGCACTCGCCGCGATTCAGGAAAATTTACCCACGAAAGAAGTCGCATCTCTCAGTTTGACTGGTATTAAAGAAAAGGACCAATAGATTTCAAAGATGCATCGTCATGGTATGGTCGCAGTATGTGTACGAAGCCACACACGGTTACGACGCATACTCGAGCGACGAGAATGACCAGGACAGTGGTGGTTCGAACGGGTTAACGATACACGACTTTCAGGACGCGTACGCGTACGAATTATACGATGTGTTTGGCGTCATCGAAACGCTTATACGAGACGCATATCTTGAACACGACATAAAGCCCGATTTCAACGAATTCGTTGAGTTGTGCTTCCACCAGTTCGAAGAGGACGACGACGAAGATGCCTCAGAAGAGTTTGAACACCTCGACCACGCCAGGTACATATTCAGTCGAGCGAAGAGTCTAGACCGAGCGAAGCTACTTGGATTCGTCACGTTTAACAATTTCATACGCTTTCTTAAAAATAAATATTGATGTATTGTAATACAAAATGCTCGATATTACCACTTCAAAGGTTGCCGTTCCCGCCTCGCTTTTTTTAGCACTCTCCCCGGGCATCGTCCTCAGAACCACCGGAAAGTCCGTCGCGTTCGCCGATGGCAAGACGTCTCGCGCCGCGGTGATGTTCCACGCCCTCGTCTTCTTTGCCGTTTACGGTCTCGTCGCGAAGGCGCTCGGTATCACGCTCACGAAGACGGATCTCATCGTGACGACGACTCTATTCATCCTTCTGAACCCGGGCGTTCTTCTCACTCTCCCGCCGAGAACGAAGGCCGGTTCCCTCGCGCCAGCGCTGACGCACGCAGTCGTGTACGCTGTCGTCTTCGCGTTACTCAGGAAGCAATTTCCTCAATACTACTGAGTAGGAGACCCATGAAACACCTCGTGCTCGGACCAGCGAGCATGGGTGCCTTCAGTCAGATAGGAATGCTCAAGCGACTCGAAGGGCGCTTGAAAGAGGTCCGTGAAATCAGTGGCAGTTCCGCGGGGGCTATCATCGGGTTCATGCTCGCGATCGGCTTGAGCGTGGACGAAATCACAAACATTGCATTCGATCTGGACATGAAAAACTTTTTAAACGTGTCCATCGGGACGTTTTTCAAAAAGTACGGCTTCGTCGGAACAGAACCCATCCGAGATCAGTTTGCTCACACGATAGGTAGGGACCCAACATTCGCCGAACTCGACTTGAAATTACACGTGGCTGCGTTTTGCTTGAACGACGCGACGACCGTGTACTTTTCCAGGGACACGCACCCGAACATGAAAGTCATAGATGCCATCGTGATGAGCATGAGTATACCGGTGGTGTTCGCCGCTTCGGTGTATGAAGGAAAGACGTACGTCGACGGTTCGACGACGGAGTTCCACCCAGTCGCACCGTTTTACGACAAGAAACCAAACGAAGTGACAGTCGTGGGTGTCAAGCTTTCGAAGGCGTATAGGGAGAGCATAGATAATCCAAGACAATTTGTCGAAGCTCTCGTCAGGAGTAGTCTCGCGAATAGAAACGTTCGCGTGCATCCCGAGTACACGCTTCACGAGTGCGACGTTGGTGAAATCAACATCTTTGATTTCAACATGGATTACGACGAAAAGGTGCGTCTATTCAATATGGGCTGGTCCGCAGTGGATCAAAAATTTCTAGGCTAATAGCACAAGGTGTGATGAGGCGAAGGACTTTATTGTTCGTGACAATTCTTGCGTTCGCCGCGTTAGTAGTTTTTTCAAAACGAAAATCGTACTACGAAGGCGATGGACCCATCCTCCGAATCACGGAGAATGGGTACGAAATCATCGAAAAAAAGAAAAGTGATAGCGAGAGCAAACCGAAAAAAGAGGAGTACCTCAGGGCACCAGACATGAAGAAGTGTTACGACGATTCCGAGAACAAACCCAAGTACTGCGAGAAACACAATCCAAAAGATGGATGGCCGATCGTGTACGATGTATCGATCGGCCCCTCCTTGTCGCGTGAGTACATGACGTGTCCAGGGGGTGGACACGATTGCTGGTACATCGAAAAACTTGATGAAAACGGCACCATGATTGACATCGTCGATAGGGATGGGAATAAATTACTCGAAAAGATGGCAGACGACGTGTGGAGCGGTAAGTGGGACAGTAAGTGGATCGCGGAATTGACAAGGCGTGACTTGCTTGTCGAACGTGACAGTTTACCGTGGTCAGCGCTCGAATACTACGCCGTTATGTTTGCCCGTCTGCGCGAGGACGGGGTCAAAAAGCCATCCAAGATTGAATTGAACGTGGCAGATAAAGTCATTCCAGCGGCGAAGAATGTGTGATTATTTTATAGGTTTAGATTAGGACTCACTCTGATGGACGTGTGCGATCCGAACGCGTCCATCAAAGAATTGCGAGATGCTGTCAGGCGAAACACAGGCCTAGACGACATCAAACTCACGAGAGAACAGATATGTGACATCAAGAGCAGGGTCGAGGGGGGTTTAATCCTCGCCCCTCCGCTCATGCTCAGTGCGGATCGCAAGTTCATGCGTGACCCAAAGTCACCGTTCTCGCGATCGGATTACGAAAAGCTTTTCAGGGCGGAAACGAAGCGCTCGTCACTCATGCGGTTGGCAAAGAAGATACGCATCGCCATCGATGAAGAGTCTGCGACGAAAGAGCAGATTGCCGATGCCATTCATTCAAAGCTTCGGCTCATGAAAATTTCGGAGCCTATCGAGCTCGCGAAGCGCACGAAGAAAAGACGTCGCGTCGCGCGTCGCGCGAACAACAGACCGACGAACTCTGCTATGGAAAACAGTAACAACAAAGAACTGACACCACCGCAGCCTACGCGAGCGAATGTGAATAATGTCAACACCAACAACAGACCGACGCCATCACCGCAGCCTACGCGAGCGAATGCGAGTGTCAACAACAACAACAACAACAACAACACCAACAAAAGACCGACACCACAAAGGCGACGCAACAACGTGGCCGCCATGAACAACAGACCTTCACCGCTACCACGTCGCGCCGCGAGCGCAAGACCGGACGGTAAATCTTTCTTCGAGCGATTGTTTGGTGGAAACGAGCCCCGGTCGTTCGAGGTGAATTCGCGCAGGCTCATGAATGCGAAGCGTCAAATGAACGCACGCGAGAATGCGTTTGAGATTCAAAAGCGAGAAACACAGCGTAAGATGAATAACATGCGAGACGCGAGTGAGAAGATCAAACGCGAACGCGATAGGTACGACGACGAACTAAAGTACCTTCGTCGCCAGCAGTACTCATCAAACGCTGAACGGAAGGCAAAGGAACAGCAGATTGCGCTCGTTCAACAAAAGCTTAGGAATAGTGAACTTAAGCTAGAAATGTCAGAACAATCCAAGGACAATTTGAAAGCCACACTCAACGCACAGAAAAAGCAAATTGACGAAGCAAACGCGAAAATTGAAGCCGAAAAGCGGAAAATGCAAGAGCAATTGAAACAGGAGACGGAGAAGGCCCAGAGAGAGATCGAGAAACTCCAGGAACAATTGAGTAAAGGCGTGGATGACCCGAATGTGAAAAAAGAGTACGAGCGCAAGCTGAGTGAAGCCACGTCTGCATTTGAGGAGAAGATTCAAAAGCTCGAAAGAGCGAGAGTCACAGAGACGGAAGGCATAAAGACTGAACTCAAGGAGTTGCAAAGTAAGCTCGTCGCGGCACAGGATTCGACCGAGAAGAATAGATTAGAAAAAGAAGTGAAAGCGTTACAGGGAGAGTTACAAGAGGCCCTCAGAAAAGGCGAAAAGATAAAGCTCAATTTTAACGCAAAACTCAGGGAAGTAGAGAATAGCGTAAACAAGCGAAAACAACTTGAAGAGGTCAAGCAGAAGGAAGCGGAAACAAAGCTTTCCGAACTCGCGAACCAAGGGAAATTCGACGCAGCCAAAATCCCCGAAGCACTCTTGACGATTGGCGCGAACACTGACGTAGATAAGTTCGTGAAGAAGGTCGCCGATAAAGCGAACAAGCGCAGGGAAGAGACGGCCTTAAAAGCGCTGCGACAAACGG